CGCCTGGGTGTCTTCGAGCGGGGTATCACCGCGTCCGCGTGCCATCGCCGTCGGGTGCAGCAGCGTGATGGACCCCAAGGTCCGCGCCGCGGGCGGGCGGATGCGGAACCGGCGGACGGTCCGCTCGATCGCCGTGCACGCGTAATCGAGTACGCGCTGAGCGACTGCGCCGTCATCATTCCGGTAGTCCACAAGCACTAACAGATCGGTATCACCTTGCCGCCGCTGTGAGCCCACCGCCACCGGCTGGTCTTCCGCGTGCTGGCTGTCGCCGGCCAGCACCGTGACCATCAGGTCGCCCGACTGCTCCAGTCGCCGGTGCGCACTCAGGTTGTCATCGTACTGCTCGACCACCTGGGCCACCGTTGGGACCGTATCGCCCGGCGCCAGCGGGACCGTGGGGAGCGTCTGGGCCAGCCCATCAGTGCCATCCCGGAGCCATCCGGCCACCAGCGTTACGGCCTCGCGCATCAAGCCGGCACCAGTGTCACCGTGAGGATCGCCCCGTCATCGGCCAGCATCGTATTCCGGATCTTGTAGTGCGCCCCGCTCACGGTGGCGAGCGTATCGAACGCCGGGACGGCCGGGAGGTCACCGGCGTAGACGGAGAACATCCGTCCCCGCTGCTTGACCTGCTCCCCGGCGGCATCAGTCACCCACTGTTCGCTGTCGTCCCAGTACCCGCGCACGGTGGTGCTGTCGATCACGGCCTCGATCGACAGCGGTCCCCGCAGCATGGCCGCAACGTCCGGTCCCCTCGCATAGGGGCTCACCGGGTGACCTCAACGAGAGGCGGGTCGGCTGGTGCGGGGGCCACCATCCCCTCTCGCACCAGCACGCCCGCGCGGGAAGGGGCCAGCACCACGACGTCGCCGGGCTGGTAGGACTGCCCGGCGATCGTCAATGGCTTCTGCACGAGATAGAGCACCGCTCCGACTCAGGCGAGCGCGTCGATGACCTTCACGAACGACCCGACATGCCGCACGCCGGAATCGCCCATGAGGTACGCCGTGAGCTCAAGCAGCGCCTGCTTCTTCTTGGTGTACGGGTCGAACACCACCTCGGCCGCGTTGCCCCAGATCGGGATGAGCAGCTCCCGCCAGTTGCCGAAGAGCCAGGCCGAGCAGATCGTCGTACTGGTACCCTTGGTGAGGTTTGACGCGATCTGGTTCGACACGAAGCCCGGGTACCCGAGCACGCGCCCACCGTACAGCTGATCGGCGCCGCCCGCCGTTTCCCAGAGCGGGATGCCGTTGGTGCCGGAGAAATACTGCACCTGCCGGCCGCGCGCCCGCTGCCCGGGGTTCGTCACGAAGGCCAGCGCGGTCCCGTCCGCGTTGGCCGTGGCAATGCTCTGCTCCATCCCGCACAACGCGGCCAAGGTGATCTGGGCACCATTCGCCCCGAGTGTCACACTCGCGATGTTCGTGTTGGCGATGATGCCGATCTGCTCGTTCGTGCCGCCACCCTGGATCGCCTGCAGGTCGAGGGCCAGCGCCAGCACGGCCGCCAAGTCGTTCCGGATGTGCTGCTCGGCATCGAGTGACGTCTGGACTGCGAACTGCCGGCTGAACGCGGTGGACCGCTGGATCAGCTTGGGGCTCAGGGTCATGAGCTCGTACGTCGAATCCGTGTCGGCCAGATCGGAGCCGGGGTTTTCCGCCCGAGCCCCGGCGCCACCCGCGGTGATCTGCCGCGGGAACCCGATCGGCCCGCCCGTGAGGCCGGTCATGAACTGGGCACCGGCCATGAGGCTCACGGCCCGGTTCCGCAGGAGCTCGATGAGCGGCATCTCCTGGGTGAACACCGTGGCGCCACCGAGGGACGTGGTGCCCGCCACGAGGGCGCGCTCGTGTACCGTCATCGTGAGCGGGATCAGGAAGCCCTTGTCATTCCCGGCCTGGCGGCCGGTGTGGGTCTTCTCCAGGGCGTTGGACACTTCGAGTTCGAGCCCGGCGTCCCTCCAGTTCCCGGCCAGGACGGCGCGGGTCGCGCGTCCTACGGAGTACCGCTTCTTCTCGGCCTCACTCATCTGCTCCCAGATGTCCGGGGCCGCGTCGTTCGGCTGCAGCGCAGCCTCCTGACGCTTGAGGATTTCCGCGGCGGTCGCGCGCACCGCGGCAATGTCGGACTTCACGTCCGAAAGGTCCTGCACCTGCACGCTGACCGGCGCGGGGGCCGGCGCCGCTGCCTGTTCGGGCATGGCACGCTCCTCCTCCGGCTTGTCGCCGGCCACGGGTTCGACGTCGACGGGCAGGGCGGCCGTGTCCGCCTCCCGCCCGACACCGACGGTTTCGTCGGCGGGGACTGGTACGATCGAGGTCTCGATGGGCTTCCACCGGTCCACCCGGTAGGTGACCACGCCATCGGCCTCGGATTCCTTCTTCATGCGGAGAACCTGGTACCCGACACTGATGTGCTTCCGGATCCCATCGCGTACGTCCTGCGCGATCTCGCGCGCCCGGGCACTCGACCCGAACCGGATCATCCCGCGCAACACGCGGTCCTCGGTGAGGCGCACGTCTTCCAGCACACCGACCTGGTCGCTGGTGTCGTGTCCCACCAGCACGGGAGCGCCGTTCCGGAAGAAGCCCAGATCGACGCTTCCCTTGCCGTGGTCCAGGATCTCGACGCCGTACCAGCGGCGGTACGGCGCCTCGCTCGAGATGGCAATCGCGACCCGGCCGTCGTCCGAGGCACGCTCGGCGTCGAGCTGGATCTCCACACTCCGATACTGCGGCCCAAGGGGCTTCTTGCTCATGGGGCACTCCTTGCCACGCGCAGGAGCCCGCGCGCGGGGACATTGCTCTCGTTCTCGTCGTCCTCGTCACCACCAAACCCCGGGGGCGGCTCCGGCTTCGCCTCGCCCAGCTCGACACCCAGCCGTTCAGCCTCTGCCTGTTCCCTCGCGAGTTCGTCCAGTACCTCGAAGAAGTCGACGCCCTTCTGGGCACAGACGCGCGTGCGCGACGTGAGGCCCTCGGTGAGTTCGGTCACCGTCGCCTTAACCTCCGTGCGCGGATCAATCCAGGGGAAGCTCCGAGCCTGCCACTGAATCGCCTCGGTCGGCACATCCTCGATCACGTCGAGTTGCCCCGTGAGGCGCGCCTGCGCAAACCACACCGGCCAGAGGCGACGGCAGAGAACGGCGATCAAGCGCTGCTGCTGCGTCTTCCACTCGTCCTGTTCCTGGAGCAGCCCCACCCGCCCGCTGGAGTAGCTGGTGTCCGCCAGGTCACCGGACAGGCTGATGTAGGAGAGGCCCAATCCGGACGCGATGTTCCGGAGGATGCCCTTGCAGAAATCGTTGAACGCGGTGACCGGGTGCTGCGGGTCCCACGGCGCAAACGTTTCGCCGATGCCGAGCCGGGTGAACACGCCAGCATCGGCATCCATCGTCTCGGGCAACTGCTCGTCGACGCCAGCGCCCGCCAAGTCATCGACGGGCCGCTGAATGAAGCCCATCTTGGCGGCCGATGTCCGTGCCGCGACGAGCTCCGCTTCCCGGTAGCCCTGGTACATCCGCGCTTCCATCAGGATCGCGGCTGCCTCGGGGACGCCCCGGGTGCGTCCCGCCCGAAGCGGCTCAAACCAGTGGATCATCCGCTCGGCCGGGATGCGGATCCGCTTGTTGCCCTGCACGGTGCCGTAGTCCGTCGGATGCCGGCGCCACATCCAGTAGGCCACCGGGCGGTTCCACGCGGTAACCTCGATGCCCATCCGAATCTCGTTCTGGCCCGAACCGGCTGGGATGTTGTACTCGTGGTCCAGCTGGTCCGCGTCCCAGAACTGCACCGCGAAGCGCCAGGGGTTGGGGAACCCGGGCAAGAGTTCCAGGAAGGCTTCGCCGTCCTGTTTCCGGGCGATGACCATCTGCTCCTGCACACCGCGGAAGTCGAGCCGCCCGTCGGCACTGACAGCCGCAGGATCATGCGCCCACGCATTCCAGCGTTCGTACAGCAGGTCATTCACCGCGTCGTCCGGCTCGCCGCTCTCTAGCAGCACCTTGGGCTCGCACTGGAGCCCGTGGGGGCCAACGATGTTGGCCACCGACAACCGCAGAAACTGTCGGCCGAACGCGGTATTGCGGGTGAGCTCACGGGCGCGCGACCGCAGGCGCAGCAGGTCGCCCTTGATTTCCTGGTCGGCCGACAGGACCGACGTGATCCAGTCCATGGTGAGCCGGTTCACGGCGGCGCCTGCGAACACGCTGGTGCGGGGCTTGATGGGCGCCGGCGTGGGGCGAATCCAGTTGGCCAACCGGTCACGCCACGTCATGCCGGGCCCCGCAGCGTGAAGGGTGTGCCGACGGCGGGGATGGGCGGCGTCGGCGTCGGCTGCTCCGGGAGCCCAAGCACCACGCGCGCTGTCTCGAGGGTGACCCCAAGTTGCGTTGCCGTAGCGAGCACGGCCGGGAACTCAGGTGACAGGGCCAAACTGCACACTCACACGGTCGTAGGTGCCGCTGCCGCTCCGCGCCCGGCGGACCTTCTGGGCATAGATGGCGCGGTACTGCATCAACTCGCGGAACGGGATGCGTTGGAGCGAGCGGCCTAGAATGGAGTAGGACTCCATGTCCTCGGTCACGCGGCCTTCGAGCACCGCTTCGATCGCGGCCAGCATCTTCTCGTCGTGCGCCCGGTGCGACCCGTCGTCCACCACATCCGGATCGGGATGCACCACCACGGTGGCGCGCGCCACGGTATGCCGGCTCGTGCCGTTGTCGGCGATCTCGACGACCTGATAGGTGCCCGGGTCGACATTCGCCGTGCTGGCCATGGCGTAGCTGGCCTGAAACCCATCGCCGACGGCGAGAGCGGGCACCTCGAAGGCGAGCCCACTGCCGAGAAAGCGGAAGCTGCGGCCCCAGCCCTCGCCAGCGGGGAACGACCCCGCAGGCACGGTCCAGGTCCACGTATCGCCAACCGTAAGCTCGGTCGGCACCGACGTCGGGACGTCGTACGCCATGCGGGAACGCTACGGCCCGCAGGGCGGCGCTTACATGCCTAGGCGGCGCTTTGGGTTGCGGGAGTGTGGGATTCGTCCATGGGTGGGGAGAGCAGCATGCGATAGGTGCGGCGACTGCGGTTGCGCGGCCCGGGCTCGTCGGGTCCGCGCTCGAGATAGCCGAGCCGGTGCAGCTGTTTGACCGCGGCGCTCACCACGTCCTCGCGAATGCGGGTATTCGCAGCGAGCCAGCCCAACTTGGCATACCGGTGCTGCATGGTGTCCAGACAATCAAACAGCGCGCCGTAGACAGCCACCTGCACCCGAGACAGCCGGCGATCTTTCATGGCCCGCTGCGCCATCAGGGGAAGCAGGGGCTGGTGCGTCACGCGGCGACCCGGGGAAGCAGCCAGTCCACGGCGTGGGCCATGGCGGCTGGCCAGTCATGCACCATCGGTTGTCGGCAGAGATGCCAGGTCGGGTACCACGGCGTCGTGCTGCCGTGCAGGCCCCAGCGGTGGTCCGGGTCGGCACTGAGCAGCACCGCCGTGGGGATGCCCATGGCCCCGGCCAGGTGGGCCAGTGACGTGTCCACAGACACCACGGCATCGACGCGTTCCAAGGCGTGGCGGGTCGCCTCCCAGTCCGTGATGCCCGACAGCACCGTCGGCACGACAGGCAGCTCACCGAGTTCCGCTTCTCGGCCATCAACCCCCACCACGACCCATTCGACGCCGGGCAGGGTCAGGAGTGGATCCCAGTACAGCAGGGGGCAGTCGCGGTTGACGGTATTGCGATGCGACGGCGAGCCCCGCCAACTGATGGCCACGCGGCGCGCGCGTGGCAGGATCGGCTCGGCCGGTGGCGGGAACCCCACGAGATGCACCAGCGAGAACAGACTGGCGTAGTGCTGGTAGCCGACGGGCCAGTCATCGCCTTCCGCCACCACCTCGACACCAGGGAACTGCGCCGACACGAGTGGAGCCAGCGCCGTCCGCACCACCACCCCCACGCGCGGGAGGAGTTGCTGCAGCCGCGGCAGATAGCGCAGCATCTGCACGGTGTCGCCGTAGCCCTGTTCCGAGAAGAAGAGCACCGGGACTGTGGTCGTCCCATCCCACCGTGTCCACGCGGCGCCCATCGTCGGCAGCAGTTTCAGGAGCGGCATGTCCAGGCGGATTTCGTGGAGACGGTAGGCCTCCGCGTGGTTCCCCAGGCAGAAATGCGCCCCCGATTGCGCCAGGATCGCGTCGTTGGACTCCGGTGCCATGGCGAGTGCGGCCCGGAAGTAGGGCGCGGCCAGATCATGGCGTCCGAGTGCCGCCGCACAGATCCCGGCTTCCACGTTGGCCAGCACAGTCGGCTGAACCTCAAGCGACAGCACCTGCGCGCGCAACGCGTTCCCGTGCTGCCCCTGGTGGCGGTAGACGAGCCCCAGATTGCTGTAGACCTCGGTCCGGCGGCACCGGACTGCCGCCTCTTCAAGCAGCCGCTGAGCCAACGCGAGGGCCTGCGCTGGGCGCTTCTCGTGGGTGTGGTAGGCCACCATGGCGTTGAAGAACAGCACGGCCGGATTCGCGGGATGATGCTCGGCGATCGTGCCGATGCACCGCAGGGCGCCGACCAGGTCGCCGTGGTGAAACCGGGCCAGCGCCTCCTCAACGACCTGCAGATGCTCTACCATCGGTTCACCCACCCCGTGCGTGGGACACGCTGGGCCTTCCGGGCCGGTGGCGGGGGGACCGGGGCCATATGGGCGGGCTCCCCCTCCACCACCGGTGGCCCGTCGGGAGGCGTGTAGGCCATGGGTTTCAGCAACCGCACCCCGCCCACCAGGTGATAGGCTGCCAGCGCGTAGACCTCGCAGTCAATCACCTCGTTGCGGCGACCCGGGAGACACTCGTACTTCGAGTACCAGCGCCCATTGGTCATGTGCCGCGTACGCCGCTCGGCCGTGAGCTGCACGAAATACTCCTCCGTCGCCGTCATCGGAAAGTGCATGAACCGGGGCCCGATCTGTTGCTGCCGGAGACAGCCATAGAGAAAATCCTTGGCTGCGTCCGTGCCAACACTGATGATTCGCACTTTCTCGCGGTTTGCCTTCGTCGCTTTGGCTGGCAGGAGCGGCGCGAACACCGCACTGGACCCCTTCATGCCGTAGATCCGCCGGTGCAGCCGCGGCCGGACCCACGCATACACCGTCTTCGCTTCGTACCCCGTGTCGACGCCCGTGGCGAAAATCCCCATCATTCCACCGTCCTCGCAGGCGTACCGGTGCTGCAGCGCCTGGTCGAGCGTGTCCCAGAGCGCGGCCGCCGTCGGATCGCCCATGATGCGCTGGTGCTCGATGAGCCACGACTCTTCCCCGGCGCCCCACCCGCGGACCGTGTACTCGATGCGGTTGGCTTGCACGTCCACGCCGCAGGTGAGCACCCGTACCCCGTTCGGCACCGACGCGGGATACGCCTCGCGCCGCTTCATGAGTTCGCCGGCGTCCACGGTGCCACCTTCGGCCCATGTCTCGCCCAGATTCAGGTTGACGAAGGCCTGCAGCAGGTCCGGGTTGCACTGCGCTTCCTCCCACTCCGCCACGAGTTGCTTCCATGTCATCCAGGGCGAATAGAGCGCCGAGATGTGGAAGCCGGCGATCGGCATCCCGGGCCGGGACGGCACCCACTGGCCGCGGTCCAGCATGCTGTGCTTGTCGATCTCCTGGATGAGCGTGCCGCAGCCCGCGCACGCGTACATCGGTTCCGGCAGGTCCTTGTACTTGAGTTGCCCCCAGAGGAGGCGCTGCGTGTGACCACAGGCCGGACAGGGCACATGGTACTCCCGCTGGTCCGAACCCTCGAATGCTGCTTCAATGCGGGACGCCCCCTTGAGCGTCGGGGTCGAGCCCATCACGATCTTGCGGTTGTGAAACGTCCTCGTTCGAGCCTCCCCCAGCTTGATGGGGTCTCCTTCGTCGCCTGCCGATGGCGGATACCGGTCCACTTCATCGAAGAGCACCACACGGATCGGGCGCGAGGCAAGCCCTGCCGCGCTGTTGGCACCCACGATTGTGAGGTGCCCGCCCGGGAACACCTTGTGCAGGATCGTGTTCTCGGAGCCGCGGCGGCCGCTTTCGTGCACTTTGCCCTGCAGCACGGGCGTATCCCGCAGCATCGGCGTCAGCCGGTCGGTCGAAAAGCTCTTTGCCATGGGGTCTACGGTCGGCTGCACCACCAGGATGGGCGACGGCTGCTGGTGCATGTAGTAACCGACCGTGTTCACGACACAACCCTCAGTGTAGCCGAGCTGCGCGCCCTTCATGATCACGACCCGCTCAATGGACGGGTCGCTGATGGCGTCCATGATGCCCCGGAGGTAGGGCGCCCGATGCGTGCGCCACCGGCCCGGCTCGGCCGACCCCTCACCGGAGAGCACGCGGTAGGCATCCGCCCACTCCGACAGGGTGAGCCGCGGGAGAGGGGGCATGTGCCGCGAGGTGAGGAGCTTCAGGCGCTCAGTGACAGCCTCCGGCTCCTGCACCTTGAGGACACACACTTCGCCTATTGAGATGCCCGCCACGCTGCCACAGCCTTCTGGACATGTTTCAGCGACTGCTGCATCAATGCGTCGCTCTTGTGCACCTCAATCGGCTCACCTCTTTTGACCACGTCGGTGATGTCCATGAGCTTCATCCATTTCCACCGGCCTTCATGCAGAACAACCCCGGCGACGAGACAGTCCACTGGATAGCCATCTACCACCGGATCAAACTCTCCTGCCGCGCCTGGGACCTGAGTGTCCATGATACAGTTCTCCTCTCAAGGGATTCACATTTAATCACTCCAGAAGCCAGTCACGTGCCACTGCGCAACTCTTCCCGAACCTCCTCCACCAGCACCTCTAGCTTCGTCTGCAGCTCCGCCGGCGTCTTGCACCCGTAGAGCCGCACACTCAGGGGCACCATCCCCCGCAGCTTTGCGTCAAGGCGCTCCACCATCCGCCCCCATGCCACATCAACCGTTGAGAGGAGGGCCAGTTCCCCGCGCTTCTCTGCCAGGTCCAACTCGGCCAGTTCGGCGCGCGCCGCCATTTCCCGCGCCTTTGCCTCCTCGTAGTCCTGGGGTTTGCCCCGCTCGGCCCTTGCGCGCTCCTCGCGACGTATCTGCGCCTCACGGTCCTTGTCCCGCCATGCCCCGATCTCGGGCCATGGGTAGCGCTTGCGCCCGCCCTGGGTCTCCACGGGCAGGCCTTGCTGCTCGAATCGGGTAATGCTCCGGATGTCTACCCTGAGCGCGTCCGCGGCCTGTGCCTTCGTGAGCCATTTCTTAGCCATGTCTTAAACTGGACAAGGACAACCACTTACGGTGTTGCTGGTATTCAATGACCTATCGGAGCGGCGCGGAACCTGCCCGACAAAGAGCGTGGAAGGACCCGCGAAATGCGAATGGCTCATCGTGCTGTCCTCACAGCGTGATTGAACGCGTCGACCATGCGTAACGCCCAGCGCAGGGCGACGGTGCGTCGTGCGGTGTCCACGAAGTGGAGCACGTGGTTGAGTGGGACGTGTGGCTTCAGCGTGTAGAGAAATTCATTGCGCCGAGCCACGCGCCAGAAGAGGCCGTAGCCTCCCCGCTTGAGTTTGAGCTTGAAGGCCTTCTGGCCCAATGCCTTGGGCGTCCACGCCTTGCCCACGACCGCGCTGAAGTTGGGACGCACAGCTGGGCCAGGGATGGCAAGGTTGCTGCCTCGATCGGGCCGCTTGACCGTGTCCGTCTCGAACTTCGCGATCACATCACGCTGGGGATGGATACGCACGCCTGCACTGAGCTTGTGCTTGGTGGAGAAGTCCACGCCGGGCTGGCGGTAGATGGTGCGCTCGATGAAGGCCTTGCGCCGGAGTGTGAAGCCGAGGCCAGGCAGGGACTGCCGGATGGCCGCCTGGACGTCGTTCGCCGTCTGGTTGAGCGCCTTGGATGTGGCGAAGGGTATTTGCCGCTGGTGCACGTGGCGCAGCCAGCCGATAGCGCCCTTCGCGTCCACGCGAATGGTGATGTTCATGGGGTCACCTCGTGATGGTGTCCGGGAATCAGGTCGCCACAGCGGCCCGGCTCCATGACGGGCAGCGGCAGGGTGCCGAGCTCGGCGGGGATCGCAAGGGCATTGGTGGTGACGACGGTCGCGCCATCCGCATCGGCCCACACGTCAGTGGGTACGGCGCGCCAGTTGTTGGGGTTGAAGTGGGGGGTCTGGTACCAGTAGACGTGGTACTTCCAACCGGCCAGCATGTCGCGCATGAGCGCATTGTTGATCTCGCGTTCCGCCTCGAAAAACACGAACGGCCGGCGCGTGGCGATGAGGGACTGCGCGCCTTGCAGGGCTTCGGGTTCCATCCCCTCGATATCCATGGCGAGCAGGACGGTGCCGTCGGTGTTGGGGATGTCATCGAGCCGCATGATGGGCACGTCGTCCATGGCGCCGGTCTCTGGCAGGTCGTGGAGGTCGAACCCGCCATAGTTGCCTTCCATGTCCATGCGCAGCATGGGGATGCGGACGGTGCCTGGCTCGGCACCCACCGCGGCCCAGTAGAGACGCACGTTGGTGAGGCCGTTGAGCGCGATGTTGGCGGCACAGATCTGGTGCAGGTGGCGGACGGGCTCGAAGCAGATGACCTCACCGGCGACCTGGGCCAGCGGAACGATAAACGCGCCCATATTGGCCCCGCAGGAGATCACACGCGCAGCTTTGCCGCCGGAGCGCTGGATCAGTTGGCGCAGGCAGTCGAGCTCGAGCTCGGAGTACTCGCCATAGGTGTCCAAGGCGCGACCCATGTACAGGTCGCGTGGTGGGGTCAGGAACCGCCCGTAGCGGCAGTGCTCAATCAGGCGATAGGGTGTTGTCATCTCTGGTCCTCCCTGTTCGGATGCCGATTCCACGTGGTGCAAGCGGGTTTCACGCCACGATCGGCTGACCACGCCACCCATCACGATCGTGCGTCATACGCGCTCCCAGCCCCATTCCGCTTGCGCGGGCCACTCCGGTTCCCGTGCATCGCCGGGCTCGTCCCGGTCAGCCACCGGGAGCTGGGCCTGCCGGGCGTCGGTCGCCCGCCCGACGCGTTCCACCAGCGCGGGATCCGGGGCACGGACACCGGACGCTGGGACAGGCACCGTGCGGGCGGTCCGCTGTGTGACCTGCGCTCGCCGCCGGGCCGCATCGGCGCTGCCCTGCCGGATGGCGGCCCAGAGACGCTTGGCCCGGTCCCGGTCGGTGGCTGCCACGCGCCGGAGATAGGCCGCGATGGCGGGGTCGATGGGCTCGCTCATGCGGCGCTGTCCGGGGCGGGGACGCTGGCCAAACTCGCTCGGATGGCGGCCTGGATCTGTTCGCGTTCGTGCGACAGCACCGCGCCAGCCCCATGCACGGAGTTGTTTAACCTGCTAGGAGTTGTAGTTCCGTCTACGTCACCGTCTACGTTAGTGCGCAAATGTTCGGGGCGAACATGGCGCGAACTTTCTCGGAACTTTTGCATACGTTCCCTCGCCTTTCTCCGTCCAGCTTCTTGTGCAGCAACGAGTTTGGCGTTCCGGTGCCAGCCGCGGACAAGCCCGTCATCGCTTCGGCATCTGCCCCGAAACGCACGCGCCCACCGACCCGACTTTCCCGTCCAGCCTGCCCACATTTCCAGGGTGTCGTTGGTCACGCCGTCGAGGTCACCTGAAGGGCGATACTCCGCGAATCCCTCGAGTGTGGCGACGTAGTGCCAGAATGCCTGGAATCGGTCAACCCCTGCCGCATCACCCAGACTGCCGTACAGACTGTTCCGTGCCCCCCCCACATCCCACCGCAACCACGTCACGCGGCACCACGTGTGCCGTGCTGGTGTGGTTGGTCCACTCGTTCGGTGTACCCACAGACCGAACACCGCCGGGTCCGGGGCTCCATCCCCGGGTCCCAGACAATCCGCCGCCGGTAGCCCATGCGTCGCAAGTGATGCACCACCGTCCCCACCGCGACGCCCAACTCGCGGGCCATCTCGGCTTGTGTGAGCCCACGAGCCGCTGCACCGCGGACCCGCGCCTGCATGTCCGGCGAGCGCCCGCACGAGCCCGGATAGCGCAGTGTGTCGCGGGGCAACCCCAACCGTTTGGCCACGCGGTAGACCTGCCCGACATGCAGGTTGAGCCGCCGGGCAATCTCCCGCCGTGGCACCGTGTGCCACCACGCCCGGACCAGGTGGTCGTGCTCTGTCCGGGGCGCGCTCACCGTGTCGTCCCCCGTCCCTGTAGTAGTTCCAGCGTGCCCAGTGTGTGCCGGAACGGGTTGTAGCCCAACGGGTCCAGGCCGATCACGGCGCCGGGGGCAGGGTTGCCCTCTGGACGCACTGGCGTCTGCCTGGACCACCGCGCCGCGCCGTCCTCCAGGAACGCCCGCAGCTCGGCCAGAAGCGCCCGCAGCCGGTTGCGCTCGGCCTCGGCCTCTTCGGCGCGCGCTAGCGCCCGATCCAGCTGCGCGACCGCGCTATCGTCCTGCGCGCGAAGCTGCTCGATCTCCGCCGCTGCGGCGTCGCAGTTGAAACACCGCTCAATCATTGTCCCTCCTCGTTGTCCGCGCCTCACTGCATCCGCGTACGACATTGCGAGCGACGGCACCACATCCATCTCAACCGCTGGTGGCGCCCGGCGAACATAGACCACGCGACCACCCGCGCCGTGAACCAAGCGCCAGCTTGCAAGTGGATCAGCCGAACTACTGTGCCACGCGTGGGCCCAATAACCCGACGACGCCAAGGACAAGCCGTCAGATCCAGTGGCTCCAGCTTCATAACCACTCATGCGGTTTCCCATCCTTTCGAAGGCCACGGTGTGTAGCGCAGCGGACGGGCTTTTCGTGGAATGAGCATACTGTTTGTCGGTTTCACGTTGCCCCTCCCTTCGCCAGCGCGCGCAGGGCGGCGAGGATGCCGTCCGCGAACGCCGCCAGTTCGGGGCACGTCGGATCGTCACAGCACGGGGAATTCCGCATTACCGCCTCCCGCACGTCGGGCCGGTCGAGGAAGTCGAGGACCGCCTTTTCTGCCTGCGCGCCAAGCTGCTCGATCTCCGCCGCTTGCAGCGCCGCAGCGATGCGATCCGCCAACGCCCGGTACTGTTCGGGGGTCATGGCGCGGCCACGCGCGGCGTCACCTCGACCCGCCCCACGGCGATCATCTCGTCCAGTAACGCGAACAGGGACAGATGCACCGCTTCGACCGTGGGCCGCAGCGCGGGCCTCGCGGCGTCCCTCGCGGCGTCCCACGCGGCGTCCCTCGCGGCGTCCCACGCGGCGCCCCTCGCGGCGCCCCACGCGGCGTCCCTCGCGGCGTCACTCACGGCGTCCCTCGCGGCGTCCCACGCGGCGCCCCACGCGGCGTCCCTCGCGGCGTCCCTCGCGGTGTCCCACGCGACGGCCCACGCGGCGGCCCTCACGGCGTCCCTCACGGCGTCCCTCGCGGCGCCCCACGCGGCGTCCCTCGCGGCGTCCCTCGCGGTGTCCCACGCGACGGCCCACGCGGCGGCCCTCGCGGCGTCCCTCGCGGCGTCACTCGCGGCGCCCCACGCGGCGTCCCTCGCGGCGTCCCTCGCGGTGTCCCACGCGGCGTCACTCGCCCGCGCAGCCGACTCAATGGTCGGCTGCGCGGCTTTGACCCGTGTGGTGTCAACGATGCGCGGTAGCCCCTCCAGTGCCTGGGCATGCTCGGTCAGGCCCGCCACCCGGAGCCGCGCCGGGGCATGCACCCGAACGAGCCAGTCCACGGCCAGCCACGCGCGCGTCTCCTCATCCGCTGGCGTGGTCCGCGTACCCAACACCGCCCACGCGTAGGGCTTGAGCCGCTGCCGGTCGTCGTCATCCATCGCGTCGTTCAGCCCCCGCAGGAATGCCCCGATGACGGGGGACACCCACTCCGGCGCATCACTCCACGGCTCGTTTGCCAGCCACGATGCCAGCTCCATCACGCACGCCTGACCGCTGCCGGGTTCGTGCTCGCCCACGGTCAGCGGCCGGGTCCACAGTGCGACGTCCGTCACGCAACCTCCTCGATGGTGACCATCAGTCTCGGGTCCGTTCTGTCATCGCGCCGGTACGCATGCAGCTCCACCACCTGCGCGTCGTTCTCATAGACCAGTCCCTGCAGGGCGTCCAATGCAATCCCGATCCGGCGGTCCAGATCACCGGACCGGCGTCCGCGGTACCAGGTCATCGCCACTGCGACGGTAGCGGGTGGGCGGATCATGACGCACTTGGCCACGATGGCGCGGACCTTCACGGCCGCTTGGTACTCGAGGACCTTGGCCGGGGTGTAGAGATGGCCATTGCCGAGCCGCGCCCACCGGTTGGCGGACGGCGGCACGGGCAACCGCAACTCGTAGCGGCGGGTCATCATGCGGCCATTCCCCCGAATCTCTCGTATATGGCTCGCCACACCACGCGGCGGGGCACAAACACGCACTCGCTCTGGTAGCCGCCGTCGCCGGAGGGCGTGGATTGGCGCCGGCACTTGTAGTGCGGCTTCCATTGCTGCCAGTGCAGCGCGAACACGCGGCAGAGCAGGGGGAAGGGCACGAGGCAGAAACGTCCGGTCTCGACCCACAACCACAGCACGTAGTCGCAGCGCTTCGCCGGATCCCGCGTCCACCCAACCTTCGTCTCGCACACGGACCAGGTTTCCAGGGCCAAGTCATCCTCGTCGCGGTGATGCGCCGCCCAGTCATCGCGCCGCACCTTCACATCAACCGACAGGTGCCGTCCGTAGACCTCGACCCAGTAGTCGGTCCCCGTGCGATCGTTTGCGGTACCCGCCCGCGCCACCCGCATGGCGCCGGGGATTTCGCGCAACAGAATGTCCTCGCACGACGCCCCCGCGTGTGCCCCCTCGGAGTAGCGCAGTTGCTCACCGAACAGGTAGCTACGCGGCATCCGCCCCCCAGGCGGCCCAGCCGGTGCGCGGGGCGCGGGCAAACAACTCGATGTAGGGGCCGGGGCTGCATGACTCGATCAGGTCATAGAACACAGCGGGTTTGCTGCTGTGCTGGGCTCCCCGTGGGGCCTGAAACCATGTCCCGACATCGCGGCGCTTGAGCGGTTGCGAGCCCTTGACCGCGAACAGCACATGCTCCGTCTGGCCCCGGAAGTAGTTGCCCATGCCGATGGATGGCTTGCACCAGGTGAGTGCCGTGACGTAGCGGAAGCCCCAGTGCTCGATCAGGTCGAACCCCTTGGGGAGTGACCGGTTGGTGATCCACAGGTACAGATGGCAGTCGTCATCCGCGAGCGTCGGCACCGGCAGCGCGAGCAGGCCGCTGTAGGGCATCGTTCCGTAGGTGGGACGGGCGCGCCCGAACTGGTCCGCGTCCCCTTCGTCCCCCCAATCCCACGGGGGATCGAGCAGGATGGTGGCGTAGCGGCCGGCCAGGGGATCGCTGGTGGCCGCGATCTTCTCGCGGTTGGCGTCACGGCGGGCTTCGCGGGTGGCTTCCTTCTCGCGGCGGACGTAGTCGGTGAGCCGGAGCTGGCCCCGGGCAATGGCGGTGACGGCATCGGGATCGGTGCGCTGGATGCGCTTGAGCTGCTTGACATAGCGTTCGTTGGTGCCAGCGGCCTGAGCGGCAGCATCAGCCGACCGTTGGGGAACTATTTCCCCGACGGGCTTGCTGTCCGCGTTCTGCTTGAGCGTGGCCAACTGCCGCGCTTTGGCTTCGGCTTCGAGCGCCGGTAACGCGGCCAGGGCGATCGCCGCCCGCTGGTCGCTCGTCAGGTTCCGGCGCCGCAGGTTCCGGCTCAGCACGTAGCTGGCCGGGGCATCCCCGGTGTAGTCCACGGTGCGGGGCGGGATCCCCAACTCGGCACAGGCGCGAGCGCGGTGCCGCCCATCCAGCACCAGCCCGTTCAGCAGGACGATGGGCTCTAGTTGCCCGTGCGCTGCGATGTCGTCGCAGAGCGCCCGGTACTCCTCATCCCCCATCGGCGGGAACAGATCGGCCAACGGATGGGCCGTCACGCGATGTACCCCCGCGCTAGCCGCTCGGTGAGCAGCTGGGCCAGGGTCCGCGCGGGAGAAACGCGGGGACGTTCGGGTGGATTCGGGCACGGTGACGCTACAGTAGCCGTGTCGCCCGGCCCGGCTATCTGTGTGCCGTTGCGTGCGGAGGTGTCGCCGTTGCGGACTTGGGCATGGATCCTAAGTCTGGCGCGTCTGCCGTTCCGCCACGGTCGCAACTGCTTTAATGTAGCCACGTTAGCGCCTTTCACGCGACGTCTTCTGTCGCTTGGTGCGGGAGAAACGCGGGGACTCGGTCTCGGTCGGCCGCCGCGATGCAGCGGAAGATTTCGAGCGCGCACGCCGGGACGATGGCGTTCCCCACGGCACGCAACTGAGCCACCCGATGGGGTACCCCATGAGCCACAGGCCAAAGCGGGGATTCAACCCCGCGCGCCGCGGCGTCGGCGGGGATGAGTCGGACCTTGCCGTCGGCTCCCCGGACGGGGACGGCATCATCCCAAACCGACAGGATTGCCGCCCAAGCTGGTCGTCGCGCTCCCGCGTCGAGCCGTCCGGGTTGATGCCCGTTGCCGACATGCCCGACGTGTCCTTGTGGTCCCGACTGCCCGGTGTCGCCCAGTCCTTCGTTTGCTCCTTGAGGCTCAGCCCGCCGTCCACTCTCTGGCTCTCGCCCCCCGTTCCATCGCTCCCGGTCGGTGTCGCCCACGCTGCCCCCGCGAAGCCCAGCGTGTCCCCGGCCCCGTTCCCGTTGATGCCCCTCTCCTTCAACCGCTCCCGTCGCGCCTGTTCCACTTCCGGGCTCTCCCCGTACAGGTTGGCGCTCGGCGTGGGCCAATGGAATGACTTCACTGCCCCCCCCATGTTCAGCACCGGCTTGTCGTGGTCCCCCCTGCTGTAGCTGTAGTCCCCGGCCGCCACCTTCGGCGTGGGCCACGATCCATACCCGTTCCCGCCGGTGCGGTGCGCCAACGTCCGCAGCACTGAGGAGCGTCCACTCCACGGCGTACCCGAGTTGGCCCAGGTCCCCGACGACTTCCGCAAACCCGTCGCCGTCATTAACAGAGAGCAGGCCGCGCACGTTCTCGAATACGGCCCAGCGTGGTCGCAGCTCCCGAACAGCGCGAGCACATTCTGGCCAGAGCCAACGGTCATCCGAGGTCCCTTTCCGCGTCCCAGCCGTACTCGCCGGCTGGCAGGGAAATCCGCCCATCACGAGGTCTACCCGTCCCACCCACGGGGACCAGTCTACCGTGGTCACGTCGCCCAGGTTGGGCACGTCGGGCCAGTGGTGCGCGAGCACGGCACAACAGAACGGATCGATCTCGCTGAACGCGACCGTCTCCCACCCCATCGCCTCGGCAGCCAGGTCGAAGCCCCCGTTTGATGCCCGCAAACAGACTCAGACAACGCATCGTCGCGGGCATTTTAGGCACTCTCCCTTCTCCGCTTGTCGTACTGCCGATGGCATGAGCGGCACATGCGGCGGTAGTCAGCGGGGTTCGGGGACCCTTCGGGCTTGCACCATAGGGCCGGTGGCCCTATACTAGTGGCGTCTGGGCAATGGAGCCCGACACCAACTCTAGAGAGGGCTGACTGATGCGAGTCGTCTATGGGCAGGTCGTGAAGGCTGGCATGATCCGCCGCGTCCGGGTGGAGTACCGTAAGGCGCATGGTGCGGGCACCGTTATCCCCCTTGAGGCGTGGCGCCCTATTCCGGTCGGCGCGACCCTGCAGGACCTGCGTATCACCCCCGAGGAGCGTGAGCACGGCTGGCCCGAAGACGGGCATGTCTGACCCGCTCGCCCTGCTGCGCCAAGCCATTGACTCCACCACCGGTAGCGCGCGTGCCTTCGCGGGCGCTATCGGTGTCGATGAACGCACGATCCGGCGCTGGCTGGCGGAAGAACGGCCCATCCCCGGCCCCGTAGTAACGCTGTGCCGCATCCTGTGCGACCGGCCCGCGCTCCTCATCCGCCCACCACCTTGAGTTGCCCGAGCGTTGGTGTCGTCACCACGTTCAGCAGCGTGGCCGCGTACCGCCGCAGCTTGTCCGCGTCCGCCTGCAACTGCCCCGGCAGTTCCCCCATCGTGTACAACTGCGTCATCGTCTTCGCCCCGTGCCCCATGTAGGCCGCCCGGTTCGACTCGATGATCCCCGCCTCCTCGCACCAGCGCGCGAAGGTTCGCCGGAAATCATAGAGCCCGACCCCCTTCGGCAGCCGTGCACTCATCTGCCGATCCGTCAGCCGGGGCAGGTGGACCGGCGCCCACCGCGGTACCACCCGCTCCCGCGAGGTCCGCTTCTTCCCGTGGATTTCGACACGATCCGCCAACACGTCGAAGCCATCGACCCAATATTCCTTGTTGCCCATCCCCGTCACGCACATCGTCACCACGCACTCGGCAAAGGCCCGATCCTCCGGCCGTGACCGCAGCAGCTGGACGATCTCGTCCACCGACCGCGGCCGTCCCCGCTCCCGGCGCCGCTTCCCGAAGCCCGGGATCTTCGCCACCGCCTTGTAGGTCGGGTGCTCCGGCCCCACCTGGTCGCGCAGGAAGGCCTGTACCTCATTCTTGTACAACTCGAAGCCGCGCGGCGTGTCGGTCATCTTGAGCCGCAACGTCTTGAGCGCGATCGGGAACGTCCGTAGTGTGGTGAGCCCGGCCTCTCTCAGTTTCGTCCAGGCGTAGGGCGCCATCTCCCGGTGCGTGCCCCACGCGGCCCAGCGGGTATCGAGCGGGCCAATCTCGGCGGCCTGGGGCAGCCGGTCGAAGTCGTTCAGCCGGAACGCGGTCAGCAGCTCGGCCGGATGGTAGAGGGGTTCGTCCCCGCAGCAGCCCTCCAGGAGATCGATCCGGCCCTGGATCTTCAAGGCGTGCGCCATGACCTGATAGTTCTTGAACTCGGCCGGTGTCCGCGCCCCGGTAGCGAAGCGCAGGCGCTTGCCCCCGATGACGAGATCGATCACGCGCGAGCGGGTCACGCCGCGTCCTGCGTCTGTTGCGCCACGTAGTCCAGCACCTCGCG